TATAGGGGGGCAGATGGTTTAAGAAATTGATATTACTAAGGTTGTGTCTAATTAACATACTGAATTGATACAACAATTTTCCGAAAAATGGCGATTTTTTGGCGATTTTTTAATTTAAGAATTTTGGGCGATTTCGGGCAGTTTTTTGCAGATGGTTTGAGAAAAAATTAGACGGTGCACACTTCGTCTATACTTGTCCCACCAATGTCCTTGATTTATTAATGGAGGGTTTTGGTTTGGATGGTGCGTTCTCCTGTTTTGATGATGTAATCCATACGTAGGTTGTGCTTGTTATTAACTTTCAGTTTTTACAGCCTTGAAAACTGCTGCCGTGGATGACCTGGATAATACAGTTGTCTTCAATGATGTAGTCAACCATAATACCCATAAGAGGGTATGTCTTAGATTGAACACACTTCCCCTTTTTCTGCATAAGACTACCCTTAAACATTTCAGGGATACGTGTCTGAAAATTGGCGTCACTGTGGGAGTACCAACGTGAGATCATCTTGTTTATCAGTTCCTTGTTAATGTTTAAACCAAGCCCTCTATCAGACATACAGCATGGATCGTTAAAAGTGATAATTCCAACGTGACTTTTTGATGTTTCATAAAAATATGTGCTTTCAGGATCGATTTTTTGTGTATACCAGCATTTATCACCGTTATCGTTCTGGACATAACCCTTCTTTAGATATCGCTCTGACCCAGCGAAACCCGTTGCTGCAAACAGAACGATTGCGAGAGCAGTTATGGAATTGACTATATATTTCTTGTTCATCGTGGACTTCTTTATAATTGCCGAGGAAATGGGATTATTCTGGCTTTGCGCTTTATTTGGAGAAGGTGATTATTACAGCCTCACGGCTCCAAAATAAAAGCACTCTATTTTATTCCACAACTTCAATCAATCACCCACACCTTGTTTTGAGCTTCGGGTTGATCGGGCGGGGCAGTAGGTTGAGGCTCTTGTGGTTTTCGGGTATCGGGTAATATTTGCTTGGCGATTGGGCTATCCAGAGGGATCATGTTCCTTTGACCACATGTTGGGCATGCAGTGTATTTATTCGAAACCCGCCATAGAGTATAACATAGGCCCGGAATGATGACTAAAAACCAAAGGATAAGCTCAAGGAAGAAGTATCCGGGTACATGTATTTCTGGGAGCCCCTGATACCCACAATTATTACATAACATTTTTTCTTTTTTGGCCACGACAAACTCGCAATGCACAGTTTTATGTGCACGGTGCACTGAAAAATGTGCATTGTCTCCTTTTATATAGCACCAGCCAAATATAACCGTCCCGGAAATATACCACAATTCCCGCCATTTAAACAGTTTTTTAAAGCGAACTCAATTTGGCATATGTTGTGCAGAACTTTTTAGTGAATATCAAAAAATATTTTATCAAATTTTTGCCAGGCGCTACGCCTCTCAATCCCGTTAGGTGGTTCATGGCTCTTTAATTCGGCTTCTATTAATCTTATACGCTCTTTGAGCTTCCCAAGCTCTTCTACATAATGTAAAAACACATCTATACTTAAAGACTTATCTTTACCTTGAAACATCACACCTATTTCGTCATTTTTGTTCTTTCGTGGGGCCGGGTCGACCTGGTGGGCTACCGGAAGGCCCTCAAAATCTTCCAGGACCTCCTGGGGATCGCGTGATTCATTTACGGGAGGCTCGCCTATTTCGCTGATCAACCATTCCAACGGCACCCACGGATATGACTTTTTCATTTTCGTAAAAAATTCCATCCCCGGAAGCTGTTTGCCCTTTAAGTAAGTATAGATTTGGCTTTTATGTTTACCGCACTTGTCGGCAAAAACCTCCACAGAGTCTTTTGACAGGTTGATAATATAACTTAATCTTTCTAAATATTCCATGCCCTTTAGATTTCGCACTTGTGCGAAATGCTGACGAAATGGCAAAAACAGCCGATATTGTTAATAATATCAGCCACCTGCCTTATTTCCGCAAAAAACGACAAACGAAACGGTAAAAAACGACTTTTTCCCTTGACAAGTAGTTAATTAACGAATATCCTGCTTGTCATGGTTACAGGAATAATACACATCAAAACGGGGGTTGTAAATGTCTAAAGCAAGAAAAAGATCAGACCCCAGACAAGCCAACCTTTTTGATTACCTGGATCAACTTAAAAGGGAAATCCAACCGGATGAGGCCAGTCTCATCTGTGGCCATCGCATTAAAAAGCTTATTGCCCAATCCATTAAGGAGTCCGATTACAGCAGAATCCAGATCGCCAATCGAATGAGCGAGCAATTGGGCGTGGAAATTACCCAGGCACAATTAGATGCCTGGACTGCTGAATCGAAAAACTCACATCGATTTCCCCTCGAGTACCTTCCTTTATTCGTGAACGCCACGGAAAGCTGGACCTTGATCATAGAGGCATGTCGCATGTGCGGAGGCCATTTTGCCAAAGGCAAAGAGATCCTTCATGTGGAGATGGGGAAAATCAAGGAGATCGAGGCTCAACTGAAGGAGCGCAAAAAAGCCATCGAAAAACTGTTGGCGGATATTGATAAATGAGCAAAGCAGAACTGAAAAAATCAAAAGTGACTTACACCCTGTACGTGGAAGATTCGGAAACGCCCGATGAGATCCAACGGAAGCTGCTTGCCAGGAGAATTAAAGTTCTGGCCATGATGCAGGGGGAAAACATGGCGGGCTGGGCCAGAGAGTTGGGCGTCTCGCGACAGGCTATATATCACGTGGTGGAAGGAAGGCGGGAAACGCAGAGGATCAGGCGATATATTGAAGAGCGCATAGGGCAGGAGTTTTGGGGCCAGGAAAATAATGAAGGGAGGTAAGATATGGCATTGGATAGGGTAAAGGATGAACTGATTGAAGAGAAACATGCAAAGCTCCTAAAGAAGGCCATTAAGAGGGAGAGACAAAGCAAGTATCGATACAGGAAAAGCATTCAAAAATATAAGGATAAAATTGCAAGGTTGCGTAAAGACCTAAAGGAAGCCAAAAGGATTCAAAGGACAACGGAACTTAAAAATCACCCGGTACGGATAATAGAACGGCTCTATTCCAAAGGGTCGTCACCTTCCAAAATAGCCAGAAAACTCAATGTCTCACGGCAGGCAGTTCATATAACTATATATGGCGCGGCGAGCGAAAGAATCAGGGCTGAGATTGAAACGATTTTAGGCGTAAAGGTTTGGGGTTGAAACATGGGACCGGATGTGCTTGCGACCATAGCGGAAATAGCAGAGGTAAAAGGGTTAAATATAAGAAGCATCCAAATAAGAGCAAAAAAGGAGAAGTGGCTACACGAGAACGGCAAGAACCGAGCGAAGCGGTTCGTTGTGGCGAAGCTTCCCGAGGATGTGAGGGCGGCGATAATGTCATCACAGGCCGAGGATGTATTACCTGCTATATATAATAAGGAGCAATCGGGTGAAAAAACCACGGACATTACCCTTTTTTCATCCGATCTCGCCTTGCAAGAATGGCAAGCCCGTCCGGAATCCTGCCGGGAGGAGGCGCGAAAGCGCCTTGGCCTGGTCAACAAAGCCAGATCCATCAAAGCTCGTAACAAAAAGACCAAAACAAAGGCCCTTAAACGATATGCCCAATCCCAGGGCGTGAGTCTACCCTCCTTATATAAATACCTAAAGGATGCAGACAAGGCGCTGAAAGATGCTCAATCGGAAGGCAGGGATGCCATTATGGCGCAAATCCTGGCGCTCACACCGGACTATGGAAACAACCTGGGGGCGTGCCATGTGTTTTCGCGCGAGGCGATTGATTATGCAAAGAAGCTTTATGCTTCGCAGGCCCACCTCAATCTTTCCGATGTATATCAAAATACAGTCAACGAAGGCTTAATTCAGGGTTGGAAGTTAGGATCTTACGACACCCTGAAGCGCAGCATCAATAAAGAAATGGACGCAAACCTCAAGACCCTGGCACGCAAGGGGGCTAAACGCTACCAGGCCGACTGCGAGTTGAAGATCCTCCGGGATTACAGAGAGATCTGGCCAAACTTCATGTGGTGCGGGGACCATCATATATTCGATGTGTTTGTGAAGGCCCCTGGCGGCAAGGTGCTGCGGCCCTGGCTTACGGCCTGGATGGATATGGCCAGCCGGTCTTTCATGGGTTGGTGTATATCGTTTGCGCCAAACTCGCGCACCATCGCCCTGGCCCTGGCCCACGGCATAGCCAGGAAGGAAGATAAAAACTTTCCGCAGCACGGCGTACCCTCATCCGTATACATCGACAACGGTAAGGACTACCGCAGCAAATACCTAAATGGTGAGGAAATCAAGATCGGACAGATCGACTATCCGGAGATTATAGAGCGTTTTGCGGCCCTGGGGATTGATCCCTTTTATATTGACCTTACATACGACCCTCACGAGAAGGCATGGGTAAAAAAGCGAGGCAGGCAAAACCTGACCGTGAGAAGCATCCGCGTTGGCGGGGTTTACGCCCGGCTTAACATACACCAGCGATATGCGATTGCGTATCACCCCTGGTCAAAGCCTATTGAGCGGGCATTTCGAAACGTAGTTCAGCAGTTTTCCAGGCAGCAGCCCGGATGGTGCGGTTCCGGTCACGAGCAGCGGCCGGAAAAACTCACCTGGGAGATAAAACGCGGGCTTTTATTGAGCTACCCGGAATTCTGCGAACGTTTTTACCAGTGGGTGGTCAATTGCTATCACAAATCGCCACACACCGGGCACGGCATGGAGGGCCGGTCTCCTGACCAGGCTTTCTTAGCATTCGGTGTCCCCGAGTTAGTTGATCCCGAAATGCTGGCATTCGCCCTACTCAAAAAAGAGCAAGTAAAAATCCATAATTGGGGCTTCAACCTTTTAGGCGAGAAGTTCGAATTAGACGTCCCGCCGGACCTGTCCGGCGCGGCGATCCTCAATAAAACTATCAATCATTACGCAACGATCCTGTACGACCCGGACTACAAAACGGTCCGCGTATACGTTGACGGGGTTTTTATGTGTATGGGAAGACCGCTTCGCCGGACATCCCAAATCCGGCCTGATGACCCTGTCATGCAGGAAAAGATCAAACTCCAGGCTTATCAGAGGCGGTTAAACAAAGAGGCAATAGAGCACATCGCCAAGGCAGGGCCTCCGGAGCTGGGCTATCAGGAGGCCGAGGCATTGTTGGCGCTGACAACAGGGGGAGAGGAGCGGCAGCAAGAGGCAGGAAAAGCACCGGCTGTTTCCCATGATCCGATTCCTATGACCGAAGAGGAACGGTACCGGTTGATCCTCCGTAAAGAGGCGTCCGGAGAGACGCTCTCCGGGACAGACCGGGAGTGGCGGGACGAATACGAGCAGACCGATGAATACAGGAATATGCGGCAGCTATATGAGGCCGAGCTGAGGTATATGAAACACCAATTCGCAAAGGAGGCTGTATGAAAAAGACATTTTTCCCGACCAATAATTACCACGTCCTGGTCAAGGCCATTGATGCCTTGAAAAACCGAGATCCAAGCCTGCCCGGCCTGGGCTTGATTTATGGCAGGTGGGGCCTGGGGAAAACCGAGGCCATTGAACATTATTATGGCGAGTCGAACATCTACTATGTGCGCGTAATGCGGACCTGGAGGGTCAGGGATCTGCTCAGGGACGGGATCTGTGAGGAGTACAAGATCTACCCGGAATATCGCACTGTTGATTGCTTTAAGCAGGTTTGTAAGGAGATACGGCGGCGAGGCGAACCTTTGTTTATTGACGAGGCCGATTATGTATTCAAACACAGCATGATGCTGGATGTGCTGCGGGATATCCACGACACGACAAGGGTTCCAATCATTCTTGTGGGCATGGAGGAGATCTGCGGCAAGCTCGGGAAGTTTGGTCAATTCTGGAGCAGAATCCTGCCCGCGGGTATCGTTGAATTCAAGCCTCTCCTGCCTCCGGAGATGAGCCTCATCACCAAGGAATGGTGCGATCTGGAGATTGCGCCCGAAGCTGCGGAAATCATATGCCGTTTTACGGAGGGGGATTTTCGTTATGTTGTCGGATATCTCCTGGAGCTCGAAAAGGCGTGCGCCGTTAATAAGACGCGCGAGATATCGCAGCTTATGGTAGAGGCGCTCCTAAAAAAGATGGCAACCAAAAAAGACATCTCTGATCGGTTCAGGAGTACTGACGTAAAACGGCTTCGTATAGCAGGGAGAAAAGCCGTATGAGAAGGCAACAGGAGGGCAGCACTCAAGCGCGGACCTTCGAAGCTATCAAGGCGGCGGGAGAGATAACCATTAGGGGCCTTCAGGAGGCATTGGGCCTGCCGGGTTCCAAAGGTTATGCGCGGATCTCACATGCTACGCAGGATCTTGTTCGGGCGGGCTATATAAAGCGCACCAGCCCGGCCACATATAAATTCGTTCGCGGTCCCAGGGATCTTGATTACAGCCAGGCCCAAAAACGAATGGTCAGGATTGTCCGTATCCGTACAAGGCGGCACGAAGCATTCACGGCCCGCATACTTTCGGAACTGTCGGGGTGCAGCCTGGATTGGGCAAAACGGTATATTTCTTTTCTTCTTAAAAGCGGATACCTGGAACGGGTTGGTTATACGCGAACCGGACCAAAAAACAGTAAGGCCGCAGCCTATTTAGGCGTTGAAGAGCGGTTGAATGATGAATGGCCTGCTATGCGAAGGCGGGCAAAAACATCGGAATTAGATGAGGCCGTTGCCAGAGTCAAGGCATTGGCTTTCCGTGTGGCCAGAGAAGTTGTGGGTACCAGGGAGAGCCTGAGATGGGCATCGGGATATATGCAGGGCATGGTGGATATAATTGAAGAGGCGCTCTCCGAAAACAATAAGAAGTAGGAGACAAAAGTCAGGCTAATGGAAGACGTACAGGAAAGGATCGGTCTTAAATGCCATTTGTTAGCGGGGGGGGGGGGGCGAGCGGCCTCTTTGTGGCAGGCGCCCTCCTCCGATATGGCAACGAGTTATCTTTGTTTCAGGGGATAGGCGCTGCCAAAATTGTCTCAGGGTTTTTAAAAGAATTAGATCCGCCAGAAAAACGGCGGACAGGCGGGATCGACAGGATGAACGAGATCGAAAATAAAGAGGAATTGTTTCCTGTGCTGTGTGCGGGGTGCGAGAGGGAGGGTATCCGCACGGTCGTGAACTGGTCAACTGTGCCGAATTCACATGGGAGCTGTCCGAGGCATGTCCGGGAGATGTGGGCGCGGACCAGAAAGAGACGCCGGATATTAGAGGAGATGGAAGTTGCGTCCGCCGCCGCCAAGGCTATGGCGGATAGAGAGGCTGCGAGCGCATGACATGCCTGAAATATATGGAACGGGGAGTTGATAAGGAGATTGAGGATATATGTGGGCACTGCGACAGCTTTTCGGGATGGGTGATGGACCGACCATTGCCACTAAAAAGGTTAAGCATCGGCATTTGCCGCAATGACAAGTCAAATCATTACCTGCATATGTTTAGCTTTTTTCATCCGGCATGTAAGCAGTTCGAGAGGGCTTAAAATGTATGCGCATCAGGTGATAGAAGACATATTAAAATATAAAGTAATTTATGGTGATGACGCGGGAGATTTTTTTCTAAAGAATATTAATTTATCACAAAAATTTCACATGGGAGACATTGAACCATTACCATTATCTCAGAGCAGCGCACACGAAATAAAACCACTTGCCAAAGTATATGCCAAATTACCTTACAAGGTCTGCTGGTTTGATTACCGGCGCCAGGGTGAAGAAACAGGCAGGCCAGTTAAGGCGGGGTTTTTAATGCAACAGATTGAAAATGTCTGTTGGATTTTTTCGTTTGCTAAAACACAGGAAGCCCATCAGTGGCTTGGCGGTGTATATTGGAAGGTTGAAGAAAACATTGTAGAGCCAAAAGCCTACCTTTTAAATTCCATGAGCTCGGCAATGCCAGACCAGTTGGGGCATCAAATAATTAACGATGCTTACTATATGTTTTTAGATGCCTGGGTCTTTCTTATTTTATTGAATTGCAAAAACATTGAGACAGAAAAATTAACAGCACCGACCAAGCTCAATAAAAAACGCGGCCTGAAAGGGCTTACCGAGATCTTCGATTATCATGTCCTAAAAATTAAAGTACCAGGAAAATCCGGGGCAAGCACGACCGCAAACGGGAACCATAACAGATTGCATTTATGCCGAGGGCATTTCAAAGAATTCACAAAGGAAAAACCTTTATTCGGTAAATTTGACGGGCTGTATTGGTGGGACGCACACGTGAGAGGTCAAAACCAAAAGGGGATAGTGATGAAGGATTATACCCTGGTGGCGAGCGCATGACATGCCTGAAATATATGGAACGGGGAGTTGAGAAGAGGATTACCGAGGAATGCAGGGAATGCGCTCATATTTCTAAAGTAAGGGCTGAAGGTCGTGATGATATAGGGCTTTGTGAGAATTTTGAATCGGATCATTTCGGCCATGTGATTTATATCTATCATCCAGCATGTAAACAGTTTGAGAAGGCTTAAGGGAGGCAATATGAAAATTTTGATAATAAGAGAAACGTACAAGCATGGAGAGCGATACTTTGCTTATCGATCAGGGTTATTAAGCCGGTTGGGAATATTTTGCATATGGAATCGCGTAACGCTGTCTGGCAGCGATACACCGGACGGCTGTATCAAAAACGCAAAATATGAATTAAAGCCCGACCCACCGCGTAATCCGAAAACAATTGATACCGTTGAGATTTGAGGGGATTAGATGATCTGGGTTGCTTTGGTTTTAGGCTTAGGGCTTATCGGATATGGAGTTTACGGCCTGCTTAAGGGTCGGAGAATAAGGCGGGTTACAAGGTACGCAGGGTTGTGAACTGGATTCCGGCTCGGGGGCCGGAATGACGGGAACTTGGTGTGTCCATGTTGGAGTTGTCTCGGCATTTTCGCGAGCGATGGGAGGAGCGGGTCGGCGGACCGGTACCACCTCCGGAGGAGATTGAGAAAATGGTGAACCGGCTTGACACTAAATTCCTCCAGAAATGCCGCGATCTTTATACTACCAGGGGCAGGAAGTATCGCGTGTTAGCACTGTATTGGATCAGGGATCTCAATATCATTATTAAAGTGGATGAGAAAAAGAATGTGGCGGTGAGTGTGATGACCAGGGAGGAGAGCTCATCCGCCTTCGTTAAAACTATGGCGGACAAGCAGCTCAAGGCTCAAAGCTGAAAGGAAAAAACAGTCTCTCACAGAGCACACAGAGGCACAGAGGCAAACAATGAACAAAGAGAAATGGCGTGAACGATATATGGAGCGGTTGAGAGAGCGCGGCAATTGTACCCACCAAGAGGCCATAGATATACTAAATGCAGGAACGAGCTGCCATGATTACACTGACAACCCAGAAGATGCAGCAGACGAAGAGTTAAGTCTTTGGGCAAGCGATGGCTAACCGCCCACCTGAAACGGACGGGAGGGAAGGCAAACAATGAACGATAAGCAGAAGCAGTGTTTTGAGATGGTTTACAATCATGTGCATGATGAACGCAGCGCCAATGGAAATCTTATAACATTTATTGATATTTGTTTTCCTGATCCGGAGGAGAACGATGTGAGCCGGGCGCTGCACACCGCTGTAAAACTATACCTACAGGCACGGGAAAAGATGGGCACACAGGTGATGGATCTGCTGTATACGCTGCAAGAGGATATGAAGGATGAGACAGGCTGAAAAAGACTTAGAGTGGTACATCAAGGAACTTGATAGCGAGCAATGCCTTTGCGAGAGATCGAAGGCAAGAGGAAAATCGTTTTGCTATCGGTGTTATAAGGCCCTGCCTCGGGATATGCAGCGAGATTTATATCGCCGCATAGGCGAGGGATACGAGGAGGCGTTTGAGGCGGCGGTTAGGTACCTGGAGGAGAATGTATGGTGAGGAAGACAAGCCTGAAGGTTGAAGGCTGAAGACCGAAGGGAGAAAGTATTGTCATGATTGCAAAGAGTTCTTTGAGGGGTCCAGCACATGTCCAAAGTGCGGGGGCACGGCCTGGTCTTATGTGTGGTACTGGCTTAACCCGCAGGCGGGCAAGCGCTGGCTGGGACGGCTTGAGAGGAAAGCAGCGTAATGACCGAAGGGACAAAATCATATTTGATCGGCTGCCATCAGTTCTTTTTGCACCCTCTGTGGGTTCTCCTGGCCTGGAGAATTCATTTTAAGAGATGGCCGAAATTATGGCAAATCATATGCATAGTTCTGCATGATATCGGGATCTGTGGCAGGGATTACCTTTCAGGGGATAAAAACGGACATTGGGAATTGGGAGCAAAGATTGCGCAAGGGTTTTTCTTGCGCTTAGGCTTCCCGTCATTGGCCTGGAAATCCTGGTGGTTTTGTGCAGGGCATACAACGGAATCCGGCCTGCCGAGGAGTGATCTTTTTTGGGCAGATAAAATATCCAACCTTGTGCGGCCTCGATGGTGGGGCTGGCTATCATACTGGATTGAAGATTTCAACAGCGACGCGGCGAAGCCGCCAGAGTGGGAGAGGATAGTTAAAGAGAATCTGAAAAAAGCGAACCCTCTTAATGGTCACGATCTTTATTTAATAAATAAAAAAACAACTGAGCCGCCTGATCTGATGAGCCTACAAAAGAAGGCGCATGAAATATTGCTTGAGCTGGCCGAAAATGCGCGGACTGGATATTACGGTAAGGATAATCAGTTCGATCTGGATGTGTTGGAGGTTGATTTGACGTGGGTGGACAATACGTTGAGGGATCTAAAAAAAGAGTAATGACTGAAAAGCTGACATGCCCATATTGTGAAAAATCATTCGACCTTGACCAGGTAGAGATGGCTGATCTGTTCCGGGAGCGGAATGAATTAGCTGCCAGGCTCGGAACGGCCTGGACGCTGGCAAACGAATACCTGGACTCATTCCGGCAGAAACAGGGCAGCCGGATCACGCTGAAAAAGCGGGCAAGGCATCTTAGGGGCCTGGTCAGGCTTTGGGAGACTGGTGAGTTTGAGGTGCAGGGCAAAAGGTACCGGACTGATAAGCGACAGATCGTGGAGGCGCTCGCAACCGTGTGTAACCTGGAAAAATACGGATTTCAAAATCATAAGTATCTCAAAAAGATACTGCTCAACGGGGCGGAGCGTATCAGCGCCGAGGGGTTGACCGCGCGCGAGGAACAGAAGCGGGAAGATAAGCGGCGGGCAAGCTCAGGGCCTGACGGCAGGGGCCTGGCGCCGGTGGCTTATGGGGATTTTGCGAGAAGGGGGATGCCATGAAACGAATATGGGGGGTCAGGCATATTAGGTACTGGTATCACTCTGTTAAATTTTGGACATGGTGGAGGCGAAAGGGCCAATATTCGGGCCTTTGTCTGAGAGAATATTTAGATCCGGAATATATCGAGGCTATACGCACTGGTAATGCGTAGGAGGATATCATGAAAGCTGAGGATCTCGGAATTGATTTGCGGACCGGGTACCATGATAAGACATTAACTCGCGCCGAGAGTAAATTTTTAGGGATACTCTGGACCAAACATGTGGGAGAGAACCATAAGATTTCGGCTGATGATCTGGCCATCAAGTTTGCGCGGGAGTTTAAAGGTCGCTACATTATGAGGGATATGCTGAAGCCTCTAAATCGCTGGAAACGGTGGGTCCGGCAGATGCACAATCACCTGCTTCGGGATCACACAAGCGTTCCCGTGCTGTCCAAGGCCGGTTCCGAAGGAGGTTACTGGATCGCGGAGAACGAGGAGGAGGCAGCGGAATTTTATGACACGTTCCGTAAACGCGGGCTCACCGGTCTGGTTAAGGCGTCTCGAGGTAAACAGAGCGCGATGGTCGATATGGTAGCGCAGCTTTCCTTTGAGTTTGAGGAGCTGGTAGATAAGACCGATCACACGCTAAGGATCAGGCCAAAGGCCGGGCTGCCGACACCCATCGAAGTGGTTGACTCATTTATGGAGCGAATGCTTGAAAACCCGGATAAATTTGCAGATGGTTTGAGAAAAATCGGGGCAAAATACGGATCGGTTTTGCTGCCGAAAGAGAGGTTGCACATGATCCAGTCCAGGGTGTCCGAGTTAGAGGTCCTGGTTAAGAGCCTGGGGGGCTAATGGGAATAGGCAAGAAAAAGATTGCGGTGCTGCATGTAGCCAAGGGCCAGTTGGCTTTGGATGACGACATGTACCGGGACGCGCTGGAAGCCAATGCAGGAGTGCGGTCTGCCAAAGACCTGGATTACGAGGGGTTCAAGGCGGTGATGAAGCATTTTGAAAAATGTGGGTTCAAGGTTCAAAGTTCACGGTTCAGGGGTTCAAAGTTGGAACATAGGCCGGGAATGGCGACAAACAAAATGATACGGAAGATATACGCGAGCTGGTGGTCGCTTGGCGGCAGTTATTATGAGCACGGAAAAGAGCTGAAGGCACTAAGGGGCTTTCTGAAAAAGCGGTTCCGGGTGGACCATGAGAATTTTTTGACTTTTGAGCAGGCCCAGGGTGTGATAGAAGCGATAAAGAAGATAGCCCTTCGACGGGCTCAGGGCCTGACGGAGGGCAAGCAGGGAGGTTGAATGAATGATCAGGAATTGAAAACCGGGGACTGGGTGGAGGTGCCGAAATCGAGGCATCATAGATGGAAGACAAACCAGGGAAAAATCACTATAATAAAACCGCCGTTTTGCATGGTTCGCGTGAATTATCATGGGAGGTCGTATAATGTGGCGTACAGGATATCTGATGTCAAAAAAATATAGACGAGCAGGTTATTGGCTTATCGCTGTTTTAGCAGTGCTTTTCTGCGGGATTGCGGAGGCAGGATCAAAGAAAACTTATGGCGATGCTGTTGTCGAGCAGGTCACGTCTGTCTATGACGGGGACACGTTTCGATGCAATATCGCGGGATGGCCGCCGATTATAGGCCACAGGATCGGGATCAGGATCAACGGGATTGATACACCGGAGATGAGAGACTCGCGTCCGGAGATCCGGGAGCTGGCCCGGCAGGCCAAGATGTTTACGGTCGGTAAATTGAGGGCCGCTAAAAGGATTGAGTTGCGGAACATGAGGCGGGGTAAGTATTTCCGCATTGTGGCAGACGTTTATGTGGACGGAAAGTCGCTGGCCCGGATGCTCCTGGAGGCGGGCATGGCAAAGTCGTATGATGGCGGGAAAAAGCCGAAGTGGTAGCAGAAGGACAATAATGCTTAACCCGGGATACAGCGCCAAGGTTAGAGAAGAGCGTTTTGAGGTTGATGCAGGCCCGGTGATTCGGTGTCCAAAGTGCAAAAAGCCTCTTATGGAGGCTCAGGCGGAAAAAATATACACCCGGTGCAAGCATTGTGGCAGATGGATATTTTTTCGGAAAAAACATTAGAATTGACATTTGGATATTTGGATAGATATAATATTAACATGAGTATGTTAAGCGACATTGAGATACAAAAAGCAATTGATTCTCATGACATAGAAATCAAACCCTTTGACTCAGGAGCTCTTGAACCCGCAAGCTATGATTTTAAGGTTGGCAGAGTTTTATTGGCTGGGAAAGGAATTGTTGACCCCAAAAAAGAAAAGGTTGTTTTGCGAACTGGAGATTGGGCGGAAATAGAAACACTTGAGAGCATCAAGCTGTCAGAGTCCTATGCTGCCACATATGGAATACGTTCAAGTGTAACGCGACGCGGAATTGATTGGTTCGGCGGGCCACAAATTGATCCAGGATATGGAGGGCGGATATTTGTTTCACTATTTAATCCAACTTCTGAAATTTTTGAGATTGAATATGGTGAGCCGTTTTGTACTGTTATTTTTCACGCGTTGAGGGAAAAGGCAAGTAAACCCTATTCTGGGAAATTTCAACAGAATTATACTTTTCCAGAAGAAGATGTTGAAAGGATGCTAAAAATGAAAGCACCGACATTAGCAGACGTTGTAACATCTGTTGGGACACTTGAATCCACAGTAGACGAATTAACAACAAAAACAGGTCAAATGGCGACTGATATCGGCTGGGTAAAAAAACTCTTATTCGCCATACTGATTGCTATTGTTATTGGTATCACATCGAATCTCTTGAGCCCATAGTATTAAGCATTCCGGTTTTTGTACCATGCTTTTCGTAGTTATTTAGCGCGGCGCGCCCGCCAATAAAATTTACGAGCGGTCTTCACGGCCCGGGTTTTCGGAATTTTTCCGAAGGCTCGGGCCGTTTTTTTTGGAGCGAGCGAGAGGGTCAAAGCAATGGACGACAAATTCAATAAGGCAGTGGAGAAGCTGCTCAAATTAGAAGGCGGGTACGTAAATGACCCGAAAGATCCGGGCGGGGAGACCAAGTTCGGAATCAGCAAGCGCTCCTATCCGGACGTGGACATAGCCAATTTGACCGAGGACGAGGCCATAGAGATCTACCGCCGAGACTGGTGGGAGAAGTATGGATATGGCCTGATCGAATATGACCGGTTAGCTGAAAAGGTTTTCGACCTGGCGGTGAACATGGGGCCTCGCACGGCACACGGCTTTTTGCAGGTGGCAGTTATCCTCACGGGTGGCGAAAAGATCCATGCGGACGGCATTATAGGTCCTAAGACGATTGCGGCCATGAACAGTCATCCAGCTCGGCGGTTTTTATTAGCGAGGCTTAGGCTGCTGGCTATTAAGCATTATGTGAATCTTGGGAATCCAAGGTTTTTGACGGGTTGGATAAAGAGGGCGTTGGCGTGAATAAGGCTGAAGACTGAAGGTTGAAGGCAAGAGGAGGAGGAGAACATGAAAAAGAGAATAATTGCATCGGCATGTGTGGCGGTCATGATTGCCGCTTGCATACTTATGTCCCAGGGGTGCGCGACGACGCCTGCTGGTAAGGCATATGACGTGCTCTACAGCGCGGCAATGACCTATGACGCTGCTATGAGCTACGCAGGGGATGAGTACCGGGCCGGACGGATCAGCGAGGCGCAGAAAGACCGCATTATCAAACTGGCGTGGAAATATAAGTTGGCGGTCAAGTCGGGGAAGGAGGCCCTAAAGACATACAAACTGGCACAGCTACGGAAAGACGAGGCCGAAATGAGCAAGGCTGAGGCGGCCCTGGCAACGGCGCTGGATTTAGTTGAGGGCGCGCAAGACGTATTGGCGCTTTACATTCAGTCCTGCGCAAAACAGTCAGAGATTAGATGGCAGCCCAAGGTTAACCAAAGTTAACAAATTGCAGCCCAAGGTTAACCTTTGAACTCGCGGAAGGAGGGAGATATGGACCCGGTGACATTGGCGTTTATAGGAAGCGCTTTGAATTTCATGGCCACAAAAGGATTGAAGGCAGCGCAGCTTGTAATCACAGAGTTGGCTGACAAGGGCGATCCGACATTGGCGGAAATAGAGGCCCTGGATGTTCTGGTGAAAGACCCGGAGAGTTATTTTGAGGAGGCAGGGGAATGATTGCAATAGATCCGTACATTATCGAGTTTGTCACAAAGAACCCGGTGACAATCGGCCTTGGCCTGGCAACATTGAAGGTGATCGCCAAGCTCACTCCAGGAACCACGGATGATAAGATCGTGACGTTGTTGGGTAATATGTTCCGGGCTGTTAGGCCGAAGGAAAAGGCGATCGAATCATAATAAAGAAGGGGGCAAACGAGGTAGATGATGGAGACATTCAGCCTGGTTGGTTTAGTTGAAGTGCTCAGGAGTTTTGGTCCATTCGGGATATTGTTAGTGATCTGGTGGGTGGATGCCAAAAGCCTGCGCAAGGTGTTAGATTGCTACAAAAGAGACATGGCTGAAATGCGCCAGATGTACGAGAGCAATGTACGGCTGGTTGAAAAATACGAAAAAGTCGCAACCGACCTACAGGACGTTGTCATCATGAACACCCAGGCTATGACGAAGATATGCGATGACATCGAGAAAAATCAGTTTTGTCCGATGGTGAGATTAGAGAAAAAAGTGCAAGGAGTGCCCACATGAACGAGAGATTGAAATTCCAGGGGCGGCTGACAGAAAAAGAGCTTGAAGCGAAAAAACTCCGGCTTCGACTTGAGGGGTTGAGGAGTTCAATTCGTGAGTTGCTTGATCCGTTTGAGGACGTTGCCGAACTCAATTGCGAGGTCGTGGCAGAGCAGGCCCTTGAAATGGCCAGTTTGCAAGTGGATTTGAAGGACGTCTTAGACGAAATCAAGGCCATTAAAAAAGCACTTGGAAGGGACTAAGCCGTGGCCAAAGACTTCGAAGTTTATGAGCGGGCCGAGGAGCTATATATCGTTGACGGCCTGACCTTAGACCAGGTGGCGAAGGCGGTCGGAGCATCGCCGCATACCATCGAGAAATGGTCCGCAGAAAACGGGTGGAAAGAGGCCCGGAGAGAATACCGGCAGGCATTAGGTGACATCAAGCGAAAGACAGTACTGCTCCGGAAAAAACTGGTCACCCAAGCCATGAACAGCCTGGACCCTCAGCATGTATATGCGTTCGCGCGCCTTGAGGCAGTGGCGAGCCAGCCACAAATACGGCAGGCAAGCAATATGGCCGGAGAAATGCGCGAGATCCGGACAGCACAGGATGCCGTGGATGCGCTGCAGGAGGCGCTGGAGCGCAAACTTAACCTGATGCTGGCACAGCCGGGAGAAATTTCACTCAAGGCCATGAAAGACATGAAAGGGGCTATGGGTTTGATGGACGAGATAAGGTCAAAATATGCCGACAAACCTGAAACGACCAAGCTAAAGGCGCTCGATGAAGAGCAGGCTAAGTTCTGGCGCGAGAAAGTTTTAGGAGTGAATTAATGGGGAAACTTCCTGGAGATGTAATTCGCATACTTGATCCGGAAGAACTTCCGCCGAGCGTGCCGTCAATCTCCGACGGGCACGATCCCCTGGCTGAAGGCGTGCTCATGAAACACCAGGGCGAATGGATCAAGTCTCTCCACGAATACCACCTGAACATCGCTGAAAAAGGTCGTCGCACAGGCATAACTTACGCAACGGCCAAGGACGATACCATAACCGCGTCAAGCTCAAGGAAGGCCGGAGGCGACAATTGTTATTACGTTGGCGACACCAAAGAAAAAGGTTTGGAGTACATAGGCTACTGCGCACATATGGCACAAGTCATGGCCTCGGCGATGGCCGAGGGGTGGCGGGGCATAGAGGTGTTTCTGTTCGAAGACCAGCAACCGGATGGTTCGTCTAAAGACATCATGGCCTACCGTATCCGGTTTGCTTCAGGGTTTGAGATTGTCGCCCTCTCGAGCAACCCTGCAAATATTCGCGGGCTCCAGGGGATCGTAAACATAGACGAGGCGGCATTCCATAAAAACGTCCAGGCCGTGATTGATGCCGCGACCGCCCTGATTATATGGGGTGGCAAGATTCGGATTATCAGTACTCATAACGGCGCAAAGAACCCGTTTAACCAGCTTATTCGCGACACACGTGCGGGGCTGTACGAGTTCAAGATATTCTACGTGACCTTTGATGACGCAGTGGCGAACGGGCTGTATGAACGAGTGTGTCTCGTCAAGGGTTGGACTCCCACGCCTGAAGGCAAGAAGGAGTGGTACAAACGTGTCCGGGGAGCGTACGGCGCAAACAAGGCCGCGATGCGGGAGGAGCTGGACTGCATACCGCGTGAAGGTTCGGGTGTGGCTATACCTGGTATCCTGATCGAAGCATGCATGAAGGAAGAGAGACTGATACTGCGGCTGTCTCTTGATAATGAGTTCGCGCTCAAAGGGGAGGCATACAGGAAGTCGTGGGCTGAGGAATGGATCAGGCAGCATCTTGATCCGCTGCTGGATGGCCTGGATAAGGATAGAGACCATGTGTTCGGGGAGGATTACGCGAGGTATGCCGATTTCGCTGTTATCGCACCTTTAAGCATTGAGCAGAACCTTCTCCGCAAATGCCCTTTCTTAATTGAGATGCACAACGTGCCGACCAGGCAGCAGGAACAAATCCTCTGGCACATCATAGACCGGCTTCCCCGATTTCGTGGAGGCGCGATGGACGCCACAGGCAACGGTGCAACTCTGGCGGAGTACACGGCGGATAAGTACGGGCACAATCTAATCGAGCAAGTCATGCTTAATGATTCCTGGTACCGGGAAAACATGACGAGCTTTCAGGATGCTTTTGTGGATCAGACCATTGACCTGCCCAGGGATGCCGATGTCAAAAACGACCTTCGTACCCTGGAGCTGATAGACGGCATTATTAAATTGCCGAAACTGAGGGTGAAAGACACCAAGGACGCGGAATTCAAGCGGCATGGGGACGCTGCCATTGCATTGGCCTTAGGATGGTTTGCCTCTGTGAACATGAATTCAGGGCCGATTGAATACGAAACCACGGGAAAACGGCGAGCATATACGCGGATGTCTAATTTCATGGGGAGATAAGGGATTGTCGATTGCCGATTGCCGATTGCCGATTGAAAGACAGAAAGCAAATCAATCAGAAGGATCTCAATATGGCTGAAGACGAGAAAACAAAGCAGCCCATTAAGGACGAAGTCGCAACCGCATCCAAGGACCTGGATATTTTTTCCGGCTGGCTGAACCGGCTGGAAAACCCTGATCCTACGCTCCGGACGGAGTCCCAGGGTAAGGGCCTGAAGCTCTATGACGAGGTGGATCGGGACCCGCATGCAGGCGCTGTGCTCCAAACAAGGTATCTCAGCGTAATAAGCAAGGAATGGGGGGTGCTACCGGGTGAGGAGTCAAGCGCAAAAGGCAGGCCCGCCACAGTGACACGGGCGCAGAAGATCGCGGACTTCGTAAAACAAACACTTTTAAATACAAATTTCGATCAGGCCAGGCAGGAGCTGCTGCAGGCGGTTTTGTATGGTTTTTATGTGGGTGAGGTGCTCTGGGAAATCAGAGACGGAAGTATTGTCCCGCAGAGAATACGCGCCAAGCACCCGAGACGTTTCTCCTTCACGATGGACCGCGAGCTGCGGCTATTGACGCCTCAAAACATGATTGACGGGGAGCCGGTGCCGGACCGCAAATTCATCCGTTTTACTTACGGATCGAGTGATAACCCATATGGCAAGGGGTTAGGACAGAAGCTCTGGTGGCCGGTATGGTTCAAGAAAAACGGCATCAAGTTCTGGCTGATTTTTTTAGAGAAATACGGCATGCCCACGGCAGTCGGAAAATATGAACCGGGCACGGAACCGAAACAGCAACAGGCCCTGTTGGATGCTATTGATGCGTTACAGAACGAAACCGGCGTTAAAATCCCTGACTCAATGGAAATCGAGCTCCTGGAGGCCACAAGAGGCGGAAAGGTGACCTATGCGAGCCTGTGTGAATACATGGATAAGCAGATCAGCAAGGCCGTGTTGGGGCAGACGGCCTCTACTGAGGGAACGCCCGGTAAGTTAGGAAAGGAAGAGGCCCAGGAAGAGACGAAACAGGATATCCTTGTGGCCGATGCAGGATTGCTTGACGAGTGTCTTAACGGCTCTATTGTCAGATGGATCGTGGATTTCAACTTCACAGGCGTAACCGCCTACCCCAAGCTTCAAACACGGACTGAAGCGGAGAAAGATCTCAGACCATTGGCGGAAAGAGACAAGGTCCTGGCGGCGGAAATCGGGCTCCCGATCGGAAAACGTTATTTTTATGAGACGTATGCGATTCCGGAGCCGGAAGAAAACGAAGAGGTGGTTGTGACCGCCACCGGAAAGCCATTCGATCAAGGCGGAGGAGGGGCAGAATTCGACGAGGAAAACGCCAAACCAGGCGCACGTGGCGAGGACGAGTCCCCTGGCGTAACTTTGGACGCCCTGGGAGACAAAACGCTCACACAGGCCGATTTTGGCGATTTGATGGCCCCTGTGGAGAAGCTCCTGGGTTCGGCTTCCACTCTGGAGGAATTCCGGGACGGGCTGCTGGATCTCTACAGCGATATGGACGAATCGGCATTAGGTGATCTGATGCAACGAGCCCTGACAGTAGCTGAGCTGGCAGGGAGGTTCGATGTATAAAATCTGCTGCGCAGATTTTATGAAACGCGGCTTTGCCGCTCTAAATAATGGTTATACCAGACAATGACGACACCGAGCGCTGAATATATGAGCCTTCCGTTTCAGGAGGCGATTGATTATTTCCGGCGAAAGATCAACATGCCCACAAAGACCTGGAAGGACCTCTGGAAAGCCATGCATGCCCGTGCATTTTCCGTGGCAGGGGCCATGAAAACAGAGCTTTTAGAGGATCTGCGGGCCGCCGTGGACAAGGCGCTTTCAGAGGGAACCACGTTAGCGGAGTTCCGTAAGGATTTCGATAAGACTGTTCAGCGCTACGGTTGGCAATACAAGGGCGGCAAGGCATGGAGAACGGCTGTAATTCTCAATACCAACCTGAGCACAGCCTATGCGGTCGGGCATTACACCCAAATGGTAGACCCTGTCGTATTAAAGGTCAGACCCTTTCTACGGTATGTCGGCTCCAGTTCGGCAAACCCCAGAGAGGAGCACATGCAATGGTACAACCTGGTGCTTCCGGCGGATGATCCCTTTTGGAATACGCATTACCCGCCAAACGGCTGGGGTTGAAAGTGAGGCGTGGTGAGCGCATCCGCCCGTGAGGTGGAAAGACTGAAAAAAGAGGAAGCGGACGGGCCGCATCGTATTAAAACCAGGGCGCCAAAGATTGAACGCTATGAGTGGGTGGATAAGGCCACGGGCGAGATCCACAAAATACCGAAAGGCATTGATCCGGGCTGGGATTACCATGTGGGCAGGGAAGGATTTAAAAGAAGCTCATAGCTGACAGCTCACAGCTCACAGGAGAGAGGAAATTAAAAAGCTGGAGGACTTAGGGGATGGGCGGGATAGCAGTCAGCGTAAAATATGATGATCGGGACGCGAAAAAGTACCTGGGCGGTATCTTGAAACGCATGGGAGATCCGAAGCCAGCAATGAAAATCATGGGCGAGATCGGCAGGACGTCCATCGTGCGCAACTTCGAGAAGGGTGGCAGGCCGGATAAGTGGAAAAAGCTGTCTCCGGAAACACTCAAAAGGAAAAAGGGCAGCAAAATCCTGGTAAACCAGGGTTTCGCGGGCGGTCTTATGGGCGCGGTTAATTACAAGGCGTTTAAAGACAAGGTCGTGTTGTCTGCAAAAAAAGTCTACGCGGCCATACATCATTTAGGCGGCATGGCGGGACGGGGCCGCAAGGTAAAGATCCCGGCCAGGCCATACATGATGATCCAGGATGAGGACTGGGAGGAAATGAAGGCCGCGCTTAACGATTTTATTATCTACGCGAAGACTTAGGACATGGGAGGACGTTATGAAATTCAAAGGTTTTGATGGCTGGATTGAAATTTTCAGGGGCGGGAAACAGGTGGACAGCGCAGGCCGGGAACACGAAGGCGACGAGATCATAGATAAGGCGGTCGCAACGTTTGATGCGGCAGAGCATGAACCGCCGCTTGTAGTGGGACACCCCAAAGAAAACGCCCCTTCTTTCGGCTGGGTCGAGGCCCTAAAAACGACCGTTAAAGACGGCGTAAAGGTCCTTTTAGCCAGGGCTAAACAAGTGGTTCCCGAGTTTGAGGAGATGGTAAAGCAGGGCCGCTACAAAAAGCGCTCTGCCAGTTTCTACCCGGACGGCAGGCTCAGACATGTGGGGTTTTTAGGCGCTGCGCCTCCGGCTGTAAAAGGATTAGCCGATCTCAAATTTGAAGATAGCGAAGAGGCCATAACGTTTGATTTTTCAGATGAGGGCTTGAGCGTTATAGGCGGCATTTTCAGGAGGCTGCGAGACTGGCTGATCGAGAAAGAGGGAAAGGACCAGGCGGATGCAATCATCCCGGATTGGGATGTGGAATATATACGGGAGGAGGCCAATAAGAAAGAAACAATAACCGGCGACGTTCCGGCGTTCAGTGCCGTTAAAGACGGTATTGATGACAGGAAACCAGCCACAACACAGGAGGAGAAAAAAATGAGCAATTTTAAAGAGAAACTCAAAAACTTTCTGGGCTTCATGGGCGTGGACATGAGCAAGGTGCCGGATGATGCCCTGCCGGACAGTGCGCCGGAAGGAACATCACCGGACGGCTTTACTGAAGCGGATCTGGAGAAGGCCAGGACCGAAGCCAAGGCCGAGGCCAAGAGAGAGGTAGACGCTGAGTACGCTGAAAAAGAGCAGAAGAAACGCAAAGACGCGCGGGAAAAGGAGATCTCCGAGTTTTGCGATCCTGAGAAAAAGAAGGTGGTTCCGCGATGGATCGATATGGGGATCAAGGAGTTCATGGAAAGCCTGGACGGCGAGGAAGTCATGGAATTCTCCGAAGGCAAAAAGACTTCTCGGCTGGATTGGTTCAAGGGCTTCATGGAGGATCTGCCTAAACTGGTGGAGTTCAAGGAGATCGCGACAAGGGACGATGACGTTCAGACCGGAGATGCCGCACAAAAGCTGGAGAAGATGACCAGGAAAAAGATGGCGGAGAATAAGGATCTCGACTATACGGCGGCGTTCTCGGAGGTTCAGAAGGAGCATCCTGACCTGGCAACGGAATACCAGCAGGAAATGACGAAGGGTTAAGATTGATCCCGCCAGAGGCGAGTTAACCCGCCGTTTGTTTGGCGGGCATTGAAAACTGAAAATTGAACAAACAAGGAGGATTAAGCATGGCAACAGAACAGGCAATATGGCGAGAATCTTTTGAGGCGGCGGAGGACCTGTCTAACGATCAGTACCGCTTTATGGTCCTGAATTCAAGCGGCAAGGTCAGGCGGCCGGACTCGAAAGATGAAGTGCCAATCGGCATCCTGCAAAACGCCCCGGCAAGCGGCGAGGCAGCGATAGTCATGATCATAGGGAAATCGAAGCTTGTGGCAAATGCTGCCCTCACCGTGGGCACATTCGTCAATCCCGAATACGTGGACGCTGCGGACGCCGGAAAGGGCAAAGACGCGGGCTCATGGTGGGATACGACAAGGGGTATGGTCGTAGAGGCCGCAGGCGCAGAGGACGACCTTTGCTCGGTCTGGCTGATAGACCCGTTCGCAAGGACGAAAGGCGGCATGGTAAAACAGATGACGGTGACCGCACAAGTCGGCACGGTTACTATTACCGCAGCCGAGGTCTTAGGTGGATTTATAGACGGCACCCCAACGGAGGCGGCAACGTACACCCTTCCAACGGCAACCTTGATGGGCGCCGCGCTCAACCAGGTCGGGATCGGCAATGCCGTGGAGTTTACGATTAAAAACTCCGCAGGAGGCGCCCATGCCATAACGGTTGCAGCCGGAGCTGACGGCACGGCAAAGGGAACAATGACCATTGCGCAGAACAATACCAAGCGGTTTCTGCTCATCATGACGGCAGCCGCGACCTACGACGTGTACAGCCTGGGAACGGTGGTTCATTAGGCCGCCCGCCAAAAGGACGGCGGATAAAAAGGCTGAAGGACGAATAACAAATAACGAATAAGGGAGGATATTACAATGAAACCGGACGTTAAAAGTGAAATTATCGCGGGACCCCTGGCGAACGTATCCGTTGCATATCGCAACCTGGAATATATCGCTGACAGGGTTTTCCCGATTTTGGACGGGGCCGATCCCAAGGCGAAAATAACCAAGTACCGGAAAGGTGCATGGTTCAGGGATGAGGCCGGGATCAGGGCCGCAGGCACAAGGGCAAAGAGGGGCGGATATCCGCTGACCTCGGTTTCCGTATCCACAAATGAATATGCGTTTGCGAAGGAGGTTACGGACGAGGACAGGCGTTTTGCAAAGTCCCAGGGAGCACCCGTGCTTAACCCGGACCAGGACGCTCTCGAGTTTGCCGCAGATAAGGTGGACCTGAAAAAGGAAATCCGAGTAGCCGAACTCATTACCTCCGGCACCTGGGCGGACGGCAACGCGGGCGGCGAGGACGCTGAGGGATTGTGGTCGCCTGCTGGCGATACCAATACCTTTTTGGCGGACATTGCCACAGGCAAGAAAAAGATCAAGGAATGCGGCGTCATCGCCAATGGGCTGCTCATCGACTTCGCGACCTACCTGGCGCTAAAGGAGGCCGACGACATCCTGGAAAAGATCAAGTATACGCAGAAGGGCGTGTTTGGAGCCGCCCTGCTGGCCGCCCTGCTTGAGCTGGACGAGGTGCTGGTAGGCAAGGCCGTCAAAAGCACTGCTGAAGAGACGGCAGCCGGTGATGACTTTACCGCTGTCGACATATGGGAAGTGAACGCGGGCAAAGGCATGGGGTTCTTGTACTACAGGCCCAAAAAGATCGGGCTCAAAACTCCCACTGCGGGCCTGCAGGTTCGTATCGCATACGAAAACGGCCTGGCCAGACGCACAAGTACCTGGAGGGAAAACGCAGAGCATCAAGACGTGTACGAAGTGGCGGAAGAGACCGATATCGTACAGGTCGCTGCGGACTGCGGGTATCTCTGGAAAGATACATACGCAACCTAAAATTGATGATTGATGATTGTCGATTGAAAAGACAATCATCAATCATAAAACCAGGGAAGGAGCAAGGTTATGCAAATTAAATACTTAGGGCCGTCACCGTTCGTAAACGTTGGCGGATACGGACCCCACTACAAGGGCAAGGTCAAGGACTATCCCAAAGAGGCGGGAGAGGAGCTGCTGGCAACCGCCAAAAAGCAGGAGTTTGAGGCTGTGCCCGGCAAGTCGGACAGCGATAAGGCTAAAGCGGAGGCAAAGGCAAAAGCCCGCCAGACTGACGGCGGGCAAGCTGAAACAGGGTTCAAGAAAGAGGATGAGGCAAGTCTGAAGCTGGTCGAAAGGCAGAAGCCTGAAGAGAAAGATCCGATCCTGGAGGCTGCTAAGAAAGCCCTCAAGGCCGGTCATGTGACCAAGGATGGCAAGCCAACAGTCGAGGCCATTGAGACCATCCTGGGCAAAGACATAACGGCACAGGAGCGCGACCAGGCATGGGAAGAAATCCAGAAGTCAGAGGGCTGATATCTGCGAGCGGAGTGAGGGATGAGTTATTGCGCAAAGAGCGACATCTTAGAGCAACTGGATGAGGACGTTCTCATCCAGTTGACGGATGATGATGACGTCGGGGCGGTGGATGATGACGTGGTGACGCGCGCCATCGCGGACGCCGATGCGGAAATCGATAGCTATTGTGGAACCAGATATGATGTTCCTTTTTCGTCTGTCCCTGTGATGATCCGCAAGGTTTCCGTGGATATCGCAATTTATAATCTCTACGCAAGGCGGAAGGGAGCACCCGAGGACCGCAAAGAGCGTTATGATGATGCCGTATCGTTCCTGAAAGGCGTTTCCAAGGGCCTTGCTACTTTGGGGGGCGATGCGCCCTCAACTGATGATGACTCAGGACCCGAGGTAACCACTAAAAAATCTGACCGCATATTTTCAGTTGGCCGTGATTCGGATTCAAGCACGGGGACCCTGGATAACTACTAATGAAAGAACTCCTGAATGCCATAAAAGCTCAATTGCAGACCGATCTCACATATATCCGTGACAGGGATATCTACGTGACGCCGCATGAGAATTATATACCGCATGCCATTAAATCGGCATGCGTGGGGATCAAGGACGGCGGAATAACGCGCACGGAGTTGCCGGGCGGTATGTGGGAGGTCACTCTCGTGACCAAGCTAATCGTTTACGTGCAATTAGCTAAAGAGGAGGCCAGCGTCATGGGCGACTCGGCCGCGGGCAAAAAGGGCGTGCTGGATATTGTTGACGATATCCATATCTCGCTGGACGAGAATTTATTAGGGATCACCGGCATGATCGAGGCGTTCAGCCCCTCGGAAAACGAGAGCGAGATGTTTGGTGATGAAAAGGAAGCCCTGCAGAGAAAGATTGTTACGTATCAGTATGTGAAGGAGGAGGATCGGGCATAGGATTGATCCGCCGCCGTCCCGCCTTAAAGCGGGACTATGGCGGACAAGAGATTGGGGGAAAAAGAAATGGCATACAAACTCAAGAAAGGCATCGAGAGTTTTCAGGTGGTGGACGGGCTGTTCGCGGGCAGGAAGTTTGAGAAAGGCAAAGAATACGCGGAGATCCCGCCCGAAGAGGCTAAAAAATTTGAGAAGGTTAAAAAGGAGACAGGGGCAACGCCTAAGCCGAAGGCCGGAAAAGAAAAGCTTTAAGCCTTCAGCCTTCAGCCTTGATCCTCTGCGACTGAAAGGAGCACACCATGCGCAACATAATGGCAACCCATAATCTGATAGCGGTCTCTGCCAACAATAAGGAGACGGCCATCAACACGGAGCAGACCCTGGATACCACAATTCTCTGGGCGTTGGGCGATATAATAAACCTGGAACCCAGGCGGGAACCCAACGAGGACGAGGCCACGGGATACGAGGAGCCGGATCTCGTTTATGACTTAGGGAAAAAAGCCCTTGCCACGCTGAACGCGGAAAAGGCACAGCCACAACACTTTGCGTTCCTGTTGGCGTATGCCCTGGGCGCGATCTCCACCTCGGCAGCCGGATCAGGCTACGAGCATACTATCACGCCCATTAACGGTGATGAAGGTGAGGATATGTCAAATCCCTCGTTCACGGCTGCGCAGCGATTCGGGAAGACCGTGCTGAAACGCCGGTTTGCCTCGATGTTTGTGGACGCATTCACCGCGACTTTTGCGAAGGACGAATGGGTCAAAATTGCCGGCGAGCTGAAAGGCACGGGTAAGGTCGCGGATAATATTACCGAGGAAGATATCAGCGCCCTGGACAATGCCGAGTCGTTGACGTTAGCAGCCAACGGCGTGGAGGGAGCCACGGCCGCGGCAAGGCTTAATAACGTCCAGCGCATCCGTATTGAGCTCTCGTCGGGTGTTTGGACCGAGGTGGCTTATTCGGCAGTGTCTGATGCAACTCCTGCCGTGATCACCATCACGAGTGCGGGCGGTGCCGGGGACAGCAAGACTTACAAGGTGCTCTATATCCCGACCGAATCCGGCTGGATGACGTTTCCGGCAAGGGTCACGGAGACGCCTCTCAGGGTTGCACAGATGACCCTGAAGTTAGGCGGCAAGTGGTCGGGCAGCGCGTTTGAGGGCGGACGTCAACTTAAAGCCGAGTTGAGCCAGATAGAGTGGGCATTTGCGAATAACGGCGAATGTGAATTTGTACCCGGCGCGGGCGATGCTTATGCGGGCAGGTACGTGAGGGGAGGCAGGACCCAGACAATCAAGGTAGACCGGGAGTTCCGCGAGTATATTCTCCAGCAGCACATTGACGACAATGACGAGTTAGGACTTTATATCCTCTGCGAGGGGGCCGTTTACGACTCGCCGCACAAATATCAGGTGGAGGTTATTTTCCCGGCTGTTGCCGTGTTAGATGCGCCCCTTTCCGTGGACGGAAAACGTATGGCCGAGGCCGGGGACCTGATTGTTTTAGAGGACGACACTTATGGCAGCGTGATTGCAAAGGTTAAGAATTTGCAGAGCACATATGCAGCATAAAATTTGCTGACACAAATTTTATAAAGCGCGGCTTTGCCGCTTAAGGAAGGAGCAAACAATGCCCAGACGATTAGGTGATGAGCTAAACGAGCTCAGGTTTCAGGACAATATTTCCGGCAGTACCATCGTCCTTTATTACCGGATGCCGACTACGCAGGAGACGGTGCGATATACGAACGAAATTACCGTGCGCCAGAGGAACCGGATCGTGTCTCGATTAGGTGAGACCCGGCAGAAATATGGTTTCATTATCCTGCAGGGTATCAGGACAGGCGATTTTGAAGTAAAAAAAGGCGACAAATATGTGCCCATCGCGAGCGATCCGCAATCGGAATATTATGTTCAGGACTGGAAAGAGACCATCAAAAAGCATGCACCGGATCTCATTGAGCTGTTAGCGATTCGCGTGTTTGAATCTCCTGCAGAGGAAGACATAGAACCGGAAGATACCGAGGGAGAACCGCAAGCACCTGGAGATGAAGCGGAAGAGCCGCCGGACCTGGTTTTACATCTTGACGACGCGGAGGACCCGGAAAAAAACTGATGGAAGATCTCCGGGCCCTGGCCGCGGGGATCTGTGATGAGACCGAAGAGGAAAAATGCAGGAATGAATTCGGCGACAAATTAGCCTGGACATGCGCGAACTGCCCAAAGACACGGGAAGAGGACCTGAGCGAATACACTGTCAAGCTCCTTAAGATGCGCACACTCAGAATGGCCGGATATCCGTTGAGGGCAAACGATCTTACATATGAGGAATGGCTGGATTTAGGCAGGATTGAACAATGGCTGCGAATGCAGGAACAATAAAATTAGAACTGGTCGTGGACGACAAAGGATCGGCCAAAATCAAGAAATTCGAAAAAGGATTTACAAAGGGCTTTAAGAAAATCGGCAAATTAGCGGGTAAGGTCGCCCTTACCGTGGGTAAGATCGGGGCGGCCATGACCGCCGCTCTTGGCGCTGTCGGGGCCAAGATAATCAAGGCGTCTATCGGCCAGTTCGCTGATTTTGAAAAGGCAATGATCAATGTCTCCACCCTGGTGGACACCTCAAAGACGTCTATGGTGGGCCTCAAGAAAGAGATAATGGCGCTGCCTGCGGAGTTGGGCTCAGCCACGGAAAACGCCGAGGGTCTTTACCAGGCCCTGAGTGCAGGCATTGAACCGGCCAAGGCGGTTAAGTTCGTAGCAGAGGCGGCCAGGGCGGCCAGGGCGGGGCTTACGGATACATTTACGGCGGTTGATGCGGGGACCACGGTCTTGAACGCATTCGGCATACAATCTGAACATGCCGGAATGATATTCGACCAGATGTTTAAGACGGTTGAGCAGGGCAAGACTACATTTGAAGCGCTGTCCGGCTCTATAGGAAAGCTCGCCCCTGTTGCTTCCGCTGCATCGCTGAAAACAGAAGAAATGTTCGCGGCTATCGCTACCCTTACCAAAGGAGGTTTTGCCACTTCCGAGGCTGTGGCCCGTATGACAACCGCATTAGGCGCAATCGTCAAACCGAGCAAGGAGGCAGCAGAACTTTCGGCAGAGGTAGGGCTTGAGTTCAGCGCCGCCGCCCTAAAGGCCAAGGGATTAGCTGGATTTCTTGATTCAGTGAAGGTGGCCACGGGCGGGAATATCGAAAAAATGGCGCAGCTCTTTGGCGGCATGGAATCCCTGTCCGTAATGTTAGCGCTGACCGGGAAACAGTCCGAGGAATTCAAGGTTATTTTGGGCGAGATCGGCAATTCCGCGGGCGCGGTCGATACGGCATTTGCCAAACAGCAAAGTACCCTGCACGCACTGTGGGAGACCTTTAAAAACACGGTCGGCAAACAGGCGATTATTTTAGGCGAGAAACTTGCGCCCTCTATTAAGCAGGTTATCGAGTCTCTGTCAAAATGGATCAACGAGAATCAGGGCCTGATAAAGACGAAGATCGTGGAGTTTGCCACCAAATTCGCGCAGGCCGTCAAGTGGGGGCATGACAATTTTAAGTCGTTCATTCCTGTTCTGAAGGGTGCCTGGGTGGTTGTGAAAGGAATTGCAAAGGCTTTTAATATGGTTGGTAAGGCTATCGGCATTGCAACGGCCAAGATTGTCACTTTTATAGAAAAATTCGGGTCGAGTAAAATCGGTTCGCTTTTGGGTTTCGGGGGAGCTAAGAAAGCCCCGGAAACAACTCCTGGCGGAGCGGCTTCGGTAAAGCCACCTGGCGCATCGGCAGGGGCTCAAGCCTTTGCACAACAGGCGGCGCAGGCATCAGCCGGAAGTGCAGCAGGCGGATCTGTCCGGCGAGAGGGCTCTGTTTATAATATTAACGTAAATGGAGCTGAGGCGGCCTTGCAAAACCCGGAAGAGGTCGCCAGGCAGGTAAGGCGTGAACTGGTAAAACTTGATGCGATGGGGATTTGATTATGCCGGGCGTTGTTACGCTATATCCTTACAACCTGTTTGAGAACGGCGAAGTCACCATTACCGGCAGTCCCGATACCGGATACCCGGAGGCCCGGTTGTATGATCGGGCCGTTTCTCTGTTCTGGAAAGTCACGGCGGCTGCCGCCGATTATACATTCCAGGTCTACCTGCCAAGCGATGAGTTCGGATTTGATGACGAATTCGGGTTTGATGATGAGTTCGGTTTTGTCGGGTCCGCTGTTGATCTTCTGTATGTGGCGGGCCACAATTTCGCCGGATATCTATGCTATTGGGAATACAGCGATGACGGGTCGAACTGGACGCAACAGGCCGAATGGTATCAGGACGATAACGACCCGATTGTCAAGGTCATAACTAATGCAGCATCACACGAGTGGTGGAGGCTCAGGGTCCTGAATGTCGTGAACCCGATGTGTGACGAAATATTCATGGGGCCGGGCCGGGAATTTACCATCTTGAGCAAGCCGCGACCCGTGGAGCGCGAAAGGTCAAAGTTCTCCCGCAACGAATCAATCGGCGGGATGGTGCGAAAAATCAAGACAGGCGATGTACGCAAGGGCTGGTCTTATAATATCCGGCTGAACAGCGCAGCGGAACTGACCAGGTTAAAAAGCGTGCTGGATGATCTTGACGGCCGTTTCAAAAGCCTGGTTATCAAGGATATGAACGGGAATTATCTGTTTGCCGAGATCATGGCCGATCCTGCGATTGAGTATGATCCGCCCTACAGGAAATATGTAGACCTGGATCTCCTGGAGATATTGTGAAAAGCGTAAGCGCAAATACTGCCCTAATAATAGACTCGCCTGATCCGGCCCCTATCCTACTCTTTGAGATAGCGTTCACCTCGCCATCTAACCTCACCCTGTATCTGTGCTCGCGGCCCTTTTTTCCGAGAAACACGTTTGACGGCCATGTATATGATCCTCTCATTAACGGGTGGTCCCCGATCCGCCTGGGCGAGATAGACCCCATAAGATATGCCACCAGGCCGGGCGAGATGTCCCTTCATATTGACAACAACACGCCCATCGGCGGACACGCTAAGTTTTCCGAACTGTTGGGTGCCTATGACGCGGCATATGCGACCGTGCTTATCAGTCAGATACATGAAGGCGCTACGGCGCCCGATGATGAGGTTGACGTTTTTAAGGGGCAGATCGAGGCCCCTGAAAAAATGGATCGCTCCCAGGTATCGCTCCGGATATCCGATATCGCGCTGGGCCATGTAAATAAGTGGCCATATATTATTGTTACCACGGACGATTATTCCGGGGCAGACCCGGACGACGTGGGCAAGATGCTGCCCCAGGTGTGGGGAGAGTGCAAGCGTGTGCCTTTCGCTGCCGTGGACGCGGGTGTGCTGACAACCATAGGTGAGGACCTGGATGCCAGCGAAACAACGGTAACGATAGGCGATGCCGCCAAATTCGCGTTGCTGCCGGCGTCAGGGACCATCCAGATCGATGAGGAGCAGATCACTTATACCGCTAAAGGTGAGAATGAACTGACAGGATGCACAAGAGGCGCAAACGCTACCACGGCGACGGCCCACAATTTAGGCGCTGCGGTTTTCGAGGTCCAGAGCGAATATTTCTATATTATGGGCCATGCGGTCAAGTCGATTGACGCGGTGTATATCCGGGCCCCTAACGGCGAGTGGGTGAGGCAGGAAGGCGGTTACACGGCATATACGGGCCAGAGCGGGAATGAGCATGCAAGTTATCCTGGCAAAGCGTGCCTGAAATTTACGGTCAAGCCTGTTATCCAGCACGAGACTAACCAGGACGTTGATGAGGGTTCGCACGGGCATACGGGCAGCCAGACGATTGGCGCATGGAAGTTTGATTACACGTCTGACGAGGGCGGGTTCCCGACTAACATGAATAATGTGATTGACGGCGATTATGATACGAGCAGCCCGTTAGACGAGAACGACCAGATCGGACTCCACAAAGGAGAATATGAGGACCATCCCGGGCCGCCGGAGAATCTCAGACTGGTTTTAGTCTGCAAAAACATTGTCGGGACAGTCAAGTTTTCATTTTTAACCGAAGAGCTGTCTGTCACAGATGCTAATGACGACAGCACGGTCAGGAGCAGTTGGGCGGAGGTTGCAGCTTCAGAAGATACATGGGAAGAATGGAACGCTGCTATGGGCCTGCTTGAGGTCGTGGGAAGCAGCTTAAATAACCAGATTGCGGAGGCATGGGTTGAATTCAAATATACCCCTACTATAAATTCAGGGCCTGCATCGGGGGTCGCGCTGACAGGCAACAGCGTCGCGGACACGGTGATCGGCACGGCGGTTGCCTGTGATGTAAGTGGATACAGGGATGACGGTTCAGGGACCTATACGGGCACGCCGAACGCCCTGATCGAGAGGCCGGATCATGTTTTTAAACACTGGCTCAAGGTTATGTTGGGGTTGTCGGATTCGGAGATTGACAGCGCATCCTACAATGCCAGCGGGTCTGCGTATAGCTCTAATTCTTTTGAGCTAACAATATGTTTAACCGAACCGCCCAAAGTACTCGATCTTATGGCCGAGGCCGCCAGGCAATGCCGGTCTCTCCAATTCTGGGAAGCCGGTGTACATCATCTGAAATATTTAGAGGCAACGCCATCCGTGGATGAGACACTTTCCGGCCATCGCATTGACCTCAACCAGGTCTGGCTCGATCATACCCTACGCACGGATATCCGGAACGACTTCACGGCAACGTTCAATAAATACTGGAGCGGTTATTCTCAGGACGTTGATAGCGAGCGTTCAATCGTGGACGCCTCGGCAGCGGCATCAATCGCAAAATATGGGCACCTGCGGATGGCCCTGTCATTTCCGTATATCGGGGCATCTGCGATGGCCACGGTTATCCTGGAGTGGATTAGGGACGATCTGGATGAGCCCAGGCTGCTGATCAACCTGATAGGGGATGTGTCGTTTTTAAAAATAGAGCGGGGAGATGTCGTGAGTTTTGATGTGGACGAAAGTCAGCTTAACGATGCCCTGCTTGGCCTTGTTTTAGCTGCATCAAAATTCCGCGTGCTTGACAAAAAATACCTACCCAATTTCAAAGAGCAAATAAAGATGGTTGCGTGTTAGGAGGCTGAGATGAAGATATATCACTGCAACGGGTTGACCGGAGGGGCGGCCAGAAATCTTGACGGGATATCCGTGGACGACCTGGTGAACGGTGCGCGGGCCATAGTGTTTACCGACGAAAACGAGGCGATCTTTTTTGAGTTCCAGGCAACAGCCACGGACGCGGAACAGGCCGCTTTTCATCCATATAAAATCCGTCCGGACGACTATTCGTCCCAGGGTGTCTGGTACGAACAGGAAGTCTGGGACATGGATACGCCGGGTATTAACCTCCTGACCAACTCAGGATTTGGGCTCTGGAGCAACGGCACGGTTGCGGATTACTCGGACCCTAACACAGGGTTTTCAAAGCTGCATCCGACAGCGTGTTGCACTGATCCTGATGATGATCAGGATAATACGACTGGGTGGAACGCAAGCAAGGCCACTCTGACGAGTGAGGCCGGAGGGGTGACAGGGAATAGGCTTAAGGTTGCGGCAACTGGGGTGGAAGGCGCTGCGCTGGAAGCATCACAGAACTCCTTAACACAGGGGAAATTGTATCATTTAAAGGGTAAAGCGGGCGCAGACATTGGAGACAATTACAGAGTAGAATTACATTCGGCAACTTACGGCTATGTTTATCAGTCCGGTTCTATCGCAGGGCAAGGCGCGGGCACATGGGACACTTACGATTTAATTATTGAATGCCCCTCGACTCAGACGGACTGGAAGATCATCCTTAGGGCGGTCGCCAACACTGACAACGCATACTTCGACAACTTTTCGCTTTCCGAGTGTGTACCTGCTTGTGTGGCAGTAAATGACGTGGGGCCGGATGGGTGGACTAAAGGGGGACCAACACATCCTGATTTATACAGAGAGCAGGAAGGGAGAAACGGTTTTTTCTATGCCTTAAAGATATGTGCAAAGGGAACAAACAGTTGGGTGTATTGGCCTGAAACTTCCGTTTTAACAACAACAAGGCAATTTATGCAAAAATTCGAGGGCAGAACTGTTACTTTTGGAGCATGGGTTAAAAGCAATACAGCAAACTCTGCTCGATTAGAAATAAACTATTCTGGATTAATACAAGCCTACTCATCATATCATTCAGGGGGTAGCTCCTGGGAATGGATGGAGGTTACTAAAGAGATACCCTCGACTATAACTACGAGTTTGAGTTTTACGGTAAGTTGTTTAGGCGTCGCTGGAACGGAGGTTGCTTACGTTTGCCAGCCCATGCTTATTTTCGGGAATTCAATAGGCGACGGCAACTACATCCAGCCACCTGGGGAGACCCTCTGGTTGGAGAGCCCGATAACATTAACTGACTATAACGCTGCGACAGTGTCGGCGAATGCCAGTATAAAGTTGGAGGAACAGTCCAGCGGAAAAATCCCGAAAGGAGCTAAAGCTGTATATTGCGAGCTGATGGGCCAGTGTGCGAATGCTGATAAATACGTGGCCCTGCTGGCAGAAAGCGGCGGATCTCAAGGCCCGCGAATCGAGGACACCGTGGTCGCAAACAAGAATCACACAGTTGTGGGCTGGTGTCCGTGTGATGCTAACGGGGATATATATATCGAGAGGGATGATACCTTCACCGTTACCATCAAGGTGTTAGGGGTTGAGATAAGATAGGAGGAGACAATGGTACAGGTAGACGGCACTCAAAAGATTAATAAGGGCAAGCAGACGGTTTTTATGACCGTGAGGGTGGGCGGAGAAGAATGCAAATTTAATCATACGGCCCCTGCGGGCCTCTCCGGCCCGGACCTCCAGAAATATGTTGATGCCCGTGAGGACCGATATAAGCTCGATATCATGAAAGACATGTATCCTGGGGCGAAATTTAAGGGCAGAGAAAATGATACAGAGCTCCAGGCGATGGAGCGATGGATAACGGAAGGATGCAGGAACCCTGCTAAAAAAGAGAAGGACCCGGTAACCGGAAAGGAGATTGTCGCGGAGCCGGAGAAGGTGATTGAGAAAGTCCCTTTTGACCGTCAGCATCCGCCTGTCGTGGACTACCAGGCGGCCAAAACCTTAGAGGTAAAGCTCGACATCCTCGCAAAAGCGGTGTTTGGAGGCTAAAGGAGCAGGCGAGGAGGATCGCACCCTCCCCACTGACCCGCATTAGCAGATGCGGCCCAATCTGTTTCCAGAACTGCTCCCGTGCCCTATAGGGCGGGAAAAGTGTAGCAGATCCGGAGGCGATTGAAAAGAGAGGGTGCTATGAAAAGCCCGATTCCTTATATCGGAGGCAAGAGCAAATTAGCCGAAACGATCATTGAAATGATGCCGGAACACCAGGCGTACTGCGAGGTTTTCGCGGGCGCGGCCTGGGTGTTTTTCCGGAAAGAGCCATCAAGATACGAGATAATTAACGACCTGGACAGCGACCTGGTTACGTTTTACAGGGTCCTCCAGAATCACATTGAGGAGTTTTTAAGGCAATTCAAATGGCTGATCGCATCGAGAGAGTGGTTCCGGGACTGGAAGGCTCAGCAGGAGGCGGGCGGTCTGACGGATATCCAGCGCGCGGCCAGGTATTATTATCTGCAACGCCTGTCATTCGGGGGCCGCGTAAGGGCCAGGACGTTCGGCGCAGGCCCGCTCAGGAGGCCCAGGATCAACCTGATTCGCATAGAGGAGGAACTCTCCGAGGTCCACCTGCGATTGACGAATGCGACCATTGAGAACCTTCCCTGGCAGGATTTCATGAGGCGTTATGACCGGAAACGGACGTTTTATTATATCGATCCACCGTATTATCTGGCGCCCTATTACGATCATAACCTGGGCCTGGAGGATTACAAGGAGATGGCCGATATTTTAGGCGGTCTGAAGGTTAAATTTATACTGAGCATCAACGATCTCCCCGAGATGCGGGAGACGTTTAAGGAGTTTAAAATCAAGCCCGTTACGCTTAAATATTCGGTAGCAAAAGACCAGAATACGGTCGGGAAGGAGCTTTTAATAAGTAATTTCTGAGGCGTGATTGGTTGAAAAAGACGCTGTATTTGCCATTTTTTAACCCAAAGATCTCGCCAAAATCAACCTGTCGATGGGCACACGCCGGATCGAGCAGGTTTTTTGCGCCCTGCGATTCTGGCTAAAAAATCCGCTTATTTTTTCTCAAACCATTTGCAAAAATTTCTTAAACCATCTGCGTGACTATACTTGGGCAGAAGATCCTTATTGGCGGGTTCGACAAGGTCTACGACACC